ATGCGGCTTTCATTATATAGTGGAGTAAACAATTGTACATTGTTCTCAATTGCTTTGTGGAACTGTACTGCACCACGCTCACCAGTTCTCATTACAAATTCTCGTTTGTCACTTGGTAGCTTTCCTTCAGAAAGATCTAAAAGAATGTCAATCAAATAATCAATTGAGAAGTTGTTGTAATAGCTAGTGTTTGAAGATTCCATTTGCTGACGGATACCAGCACCTTGTTTCTTGATGTGTCCTGATTTTCCAAAGTTCTTGTATTTACCATCAGTAGTTTTGTTTGCTTGCGCATACATCAACAATCTGTTTTTTTCTTGACGAAATTGCATGTCAAATTGGTAATCCTCATACTGAGTCCAAGTTTTGTGAACAGTTCCTTTGTCATCTCTCCAAGCTGTTGCAAAAGGTCTGTCAATCATGTTACCAGGAACAGTGTGCTGCATCCTGATCATTGAGAAAGCATTTCGCATTTTAAATGGAGATACAAAGTTCACAAGACCACCTTTTTTGGATAGAGTTTGTTCTACCAAAGACCAGTCTTTAGAAAATCGTTTTCCTGATGTTAACTCATCATAAGGAAAATACAAATCTGGATCTCCTGTAATTAATTTTACTCGGTATACCCAGTTAGTTCCTTCTGGAGTTGGATCTGCAATTACTTGCACAGAATAAACTTCGTTTTTCTCACCAACAATTACATTCTCATCTGAGAACCATTGTTCAGGAAAAACTAATTCAAATTCTGTAAAATTTAGTCCAGCAGTGCTAGCTGCTGTAACTGCTGTTCCTGCAATTCTTGCTTCTACAAGAGGAACATTCTTTTTTGCACTACCAATCAAATCCCATTCAAAGTCATCATCTGTGTCTAGATACAGAGGTGAGAATTGGTCAAGGTAGCTATCCAAATCTAATCCAAAGTTTGTCTGAGCAATCCTTGTCATAAGTTTAGATGCCATCTGGGGCTTGGATTGATAGATAGCACCTAAATGGTTCTTGGTTGTTAAGCCAGCCCACGCCTGTGCTTCTGTCATCTGAAATGGTGAAATTTTAGGCATTTTTTCTTAGTTTTAGTTAATAATTAATTAATTGATTTATTTTGCTGCTGCTGGAAACATAGTTTCTAGACTTTGTAATAATGCATCGGAAGCTTTATCTTCTCCCATAGGATCTCCTTTGGGCCTTCCTGATACATGAGTTGTACTGCCAAGAGCTTTTTCAAAATCTTTAACAGCATTTGTTTTTCCTGCTTTCTTTATCTTGCCCCAATCTGTAAACCCTTTAGTTACATCAGCGAGGTAAGTTACTGCAAGATCAAAGCCTATGGGATTCTGAGCTCTCATAGACATAACAAAATTTTGAGGAGTTCCATTCTCATCTTCACCTACAATTTGAGTCATATTCTGAAATAACTTTTCTCTTGTAGGTTTATTGAGTTTAACTCCTGGAATAATTTCATCAACATCTTCTATGCTTTTTTGAATATGATGCATAGTAGCTTTGTTTCTTTCTTCTAATTCTGCTTGTTGACGACTATGCTGTTCTTTTACATATTCTTGTTGCTTGGCGTAAAGATCTTTAAGATCATCCAATGCTTCTGTAGCTTCGTCTTCTAAGCTTCCAGTATCCTCATAAGTCTCTAGAAGCTTAGTTATTTTTTTAGATTTGAATCCCTTAGAATGTAAATGCTCAGCAATTAGTCTTTTCTGAAGTTCAGTATTTTCTGATAATTCTTTCCCTTGGATTTTTCCGTAATCTAATTGTTTTATAGTGGAATCTTTCAAATCTTTAAAAGGAACTCCATTTGCAACTGCTTTTGCAGTTTCAATTAAATCAGGGGGAAATGAGTTAATAAAATTGTAATTAGCAGCTTCAATTTCTGTTCTCATTGCTTCTGCCAAAGCTTCAATTTTATTATCAGATCCATTAAACTTATCCCAATCTAGATTAGGTAGAAAGCCCTTTTCATGAAGGAGAGAGGCAAATGGAGCTATAGGAGAAGAGTCTCCCTCACTACTAGGGCTTGCTTTTGTATCTTCTACAGAGATCTTCTCTTCTGTTGGTTTTGCCTCCTTTTTTTCAGAAGATTCCTCAGGTTCTTCACCATTTAGGGTGCCGATATCCAAGAGGTCTTCTTTTGGTTCTGTTTCTGTTTTGTTTTCCGGAGTTTCCGGACTCTCTTCTGTTGTTGTTTCTGATGTGTCATCACTGTCTCCCACAGTAACTGTTTCAGTAACCTTTTCTGTATTTACTTCCTCCATCGTGATGGGTTCTGTATCAGTAAGACTACTAAAATCTACATCAAATAATTTGTCATCTGCCATTTGCCTTTAATTTAAAGTGTTACAATATTAATTAATTATACTATTTTTCCCAAGTTTTTGTTATACATTCTAATTTTAAAAATTAGTTTTGTATAGCTATTATTTACTTTTTACTGGTTTTGGTTTATTTTTTAATTTTAGTTTTTCTACTTGTAATTGTGTTCTCCTATCTTTTTCTTTATCTCTTATTTTCTGTTTTTCTATTTCTTTATCTGCAATTATTTTCTTCTCTGTAGTAGCTATCTTTTTATCTTCTATTTTTTCTCTAGATGATATCTCTTTTTCTTTAATCCTTTCTTGAGACTCTACTTTCTCTACCTCTAAAGCATCAGGAATTCCGTCCCTGTCTAAGTCTATACCTTTTTCTGCAAATTTAGCTCCTGCTTTCATCTTCTCTATTTCTATCTTATACATATATTCCTTATCTATCTTAGCCATCTCAAATTCTTGCTCTGCTTGTTGTTGCTGTTGAGCAGCTTGAATTTGTTCTTGTTGCATTTTCTGAGCCTGTTCTTGTTCTTGTTGCATTTGTTGTTGCTTCTCTTGTTCTGCAGTTTCAATTTTTCTTCTTACAGAAGCAATAGATGGGGTCATGTAAATATCCATCAATTGAGAGAAGTTGATTTTATCATTCTGGATACCTGCGTGTGCAAGTTGTTTCATTACATTAAGCAGCTCAGCATTGGAAGAAGTATCTGTTGCCATTATACCGTAATCAGATTCTCTAAATTCACTGCCGTCAAATTGCAGTACCATGGTAGACATGTCATCTAAAACATATTGATACCTTTTATCGGTTTCATTTCTCCAAGCAAGCTTTGCGGTATTTAATAAAGTATTGAGTGCTTTTACTTTTACATTATTATGAAGAGCAAACCATTTCTCTGTAATATGACTGGATTGAATTACAGATCTTTCTACATTTCCTACTAGCTCCCTGTTCTCTATTTGCCCTTGTCTTTGTTTACTTACTCCTGCAATTTCTCCCATTTGAACTTCCAAGAACTGAAGCATCATAATATGTTGCTGAATATAATTACCCAATTCTAAATCTAACACTGGAGTTTGCGCTTGCATTTGGCCAGCTAACTTTCCTTGAGCTGCTCCTTTCTTTGCTTCTTTAAAGGAATCTTTAACTGCCCATCCCATTACTTCTGCATAATACATCCATTTATCTACATCCCAGTTATCAGGAACTTGTGCGAGATCCAAAGAAGCTATACCCCCTTTGGCTTTTGCAAATGCAAGTTCTGTTCTATACATAAATACATTATACAAATATTGATAAGGCTTCATTCTGTCCATTAAAGACTTAGCCTTAGAGGAGTTTATGTTATAAGCAACTCCTACATAACCTGGTTCACATTTAGAAGGATTGGCCATGGTCCTAAATTGTAAAGGACGGGGCTGACATTTTACAAAAATACCTTCTCCAATTCTGGTCCCTTCCCACCATTCATTAATCCACATCCATTTAATTTCTTCTCCTGCTTCTTTGTTTATCTTGTAATCTTCTGATACTAAAGTTTCCTGGGGCATTCCTTCCTCATCATAGTAAGATAACTTCCCTACTTTCTTAAATGATTTCCATACTACTCTTATTACTCTTATGTTTCCTTCAAAGTCCCAATACTCTCCAAAAGTTCTCAATGAAGCCATGTTATCAGTGTCAATTATTCCATCTATTAATATAGAAGGTTCTGTTTGACCTATTTTTATAAAGCTATTCTCGCTTTCATTACTACTGGTCCCTTGAGCTATTTTTTGCATATCTCCAGGAGTAAGTTCATCATGATACATGTCTATTACTTTCCCTGGAGAATAATACCCATCTTCTACAATAATATCTGCGTCCTCAATAAAGGGACTTTCTCCAGACCTTACTGTATGGATATTTAAAGGATTGCATTTTCTAAGAACAGGTTCTCCTGCTATTATATCTGCACAGTATATTTCTTCACCTGCTATTAAAGCATCTTCAAATCCTCTAGCAAATTCTTCTTTTAGATGATTTACTTTATATAGATACTCTAAAATTTGAGAGGCAGTTCTTTCTTTTAGATCCTGGTACTCATATAAATGAAACTTTTGTAGTTCTTGTAATTCCTTTTGAGCCTCTTGCTCATCAAAAGCTTCTGCCTGGATCTGCATTGAAATCAGCTCAAAAAGTTGTTTTTTCTTTACCTCTTCTTTTTCAGAAATAGCGTCATCATTAATGACTCTTACTTTCCAATCAAACTTTCTTTTTCTTTCTTCTCCTACCAGTAAGTCTATCTTTGGATTAGCAATAGGATAGTTTTGCATTTTGGCGGGGAATGTAGCATCTTTAATTCCCATGGGATTACAAACTGTCTCTAAATCTGCAATATCTAATACATCATTTGCAAGATTATAATTAATAAGTTTGTTTCTATAGGATTCTCTTATACCACTGTATCTAAAGATAGCTAAATCTTCTGCAGCCTTAATACAGTCTTCTGCCCATTTTTTAGTCTTCTTAGACTTTGATAATTTTTGGGAAGGAAATTGGAGTGAGGATTTATCAGGCATTTTTTTAGGTTTTAGTAAAACTTACAATAATAAACTAATTTTTTTGCAATTTCTAATTATAATTATTTTCTATATAGCTATTTTCCATATAGAAACTCTTCTTTGATTTAAAGCTCCTATCCCAGAAATCATCTGTTGCCAAAGTCTCTTCTTTTGTCTCCATAGTTATCTCTAATCTTTCTCTATCTGCTCTAAGTATCATAAGCATCCCCATGGCAGAAACCCTGTCAGTATTAATGTCTGGGTTCCAAGCAATGGCTTCTTTTATATAACCTATGGATCTTATTTTATGGAGATTAAGTAGCTCAGGGCCTTCGTCTTCTTCTTGCTCATAAGCTTCTTGCATCATCCATTGAGCCTGAAGTCTCCTTCCCCAGGCATTTATTTTTACAGAGGAGTTCACCCCTTTGGATTTATTTCCTATTCTGGAAATGGTCCCCATGTCCATGTCTCTTACAATCTCAGGAGTATCTGAAAGTAAGCTAAGACAGTTCTTGTTTCTAAAATAAGCATAAAGCCCCTTCTTGTCATTTTCATATAACGCTTGCGCATTGTA